ACGAAAAGCAGGAAGACTTGGTTGGACTTGATACTACTATTGATTGGAAAAATACAGGTGACAACAGTTATGATGGAGAAAAACTTACACTATTAGTACATGATGAAAGTGGTAAATGGGAAAGACCTGATAATATATTAAACAACTGGCGAGTTACAAAAACTTGTTTACGATTAGGTAGTAGAATAGTTGGTAAATGCATGATGGGTAGCACTAGTAATGCACTAGATAAAGGAGGTGATAACTTTAAAAAATTATACAATGACTCAGATGTATCAAGACGAAATCGTAATGGACAAACAAAGTCTGGCTTATATTCTCTCTTTATCCCAATGGAGTGGAACTACGAAGGCTTTATTGATGAATACGGAAATCCAGTCTTTAATAATCCAGATAATGATGTATACGGACCAGATGGAGAATTAATAGATTATGGTATCATAGATCACTGGCAAAACGAAGCTGATGGTTTAAAACAAGATCAAGATGCGTTAAACGAGTTTTACAGACAATTTCCAAGAACTGAAGAACATGCGTTTAGAGATGAAGCAAAAAATAGTATATTTAATTTAGTTAAAATATACGAGCAAATAGATTATAATGAAGAAGTAAAACCAGCTTTAAGCGTTGGTAATTTTCAATGGGTTAATGGCGTAAAAGATAGTCAAGTAATATTTTATCCAGATCCAAAAGGTAGGTTTAGTATTAGTTGGGTGCCGCCTTTAAACTTACAAAATAAAATTATATTAAAAAATGGAAGCAAATACCCTGGCAACGATCATATGGGCGCTTTTGGCTGCGACAGCTACGATATTAGCGGTACTGTAGATGGTAAAGGTTCAAAAGGTGCACTACACGGTTTAACAAAATTTAGCATGGAAGATGCTCCAGCTAATCAGTTTTTTTTAGAATATATAGCTAGACCACAAACAGCTGATATATTTTTTGAAGATGTATTAATGGCACTAGTGTTTTACGGCATGCCGTTACTTGCAGAAAACAATAAACCAAGGTTGTTATATTATTTAAGACGTAGAGGTTATAGAGGTTATAGTATGAATAGGCCTGACAAGTCTTGGAATAAGCTTTCAACTGCAGAAAAAGAAATAGGTGGTATACCTAATTCAAGTGAGGATATAAAACAAGCGCATGCCGCTGCAATAGAAATGTATATACAAGGTCATGTTGGCCAAATGCAAACAGGTAGTTATGGAAGCATGTATTTTAATAGAACATTAAATGATTGGGGTGGTTTTGATATAAACAAACGTACAAAGTTTGATGCGGCAATTAGTAGTGGTTTAGCTATAATGGCTTGTAATAGGCATTTATATAAACCTAATCCAAATATAGAGAAACAAAAATTAAACATAAATATAGCTAGATATAGTAATACTGGTTATAATTCAAAAATAATAAAATAAATATATGGCAGAGTCTGTTGTAAAAGGTTATTTTCCAAGTCAAGTAGTAAGCGATGCTGAAAAGTTAAGTTATGATTACGGTTTAAAAGTTGCTAAAGCAATTGAAACAGAGTGGTTTTATGGTGACTACAATCAAACAAGATATACTACTAATAAAAATAATTTTCATAATTTAAGGTTGTACGCAAGAGGCGAACAATCAATACAAAAATATAAAGATGAATTATCTATTAATGGTGATTTGTCTTATTTAAATTTAGACTGGAAGCCTGTACCTATTATACCTAAGTTTGTAGATATAGTAGTCAATGGTTTATCTGATCGTTTATATGATATAAAAGCTTATTCACAAGATCCTTTTGGCGTTAGCAAAAGAACTGAGTATATGGAAAATATACTTGATGATATGCTAGCTAAAGATTTAGATTCTTTTATTAGAGAAAACACAGGTTTAAATTTAACTAAAACAGATCCCGAAAAACTTCCTGATAGTGAAGAAGAATTACAACTTCATATGCAGTTAAGTTATAAGCAAAGCGTAGAGCTAGCAGAAGAACAAGCTATAAAAGTTTTAATGGAAGGTAATAGGTTTGATTTAACAAGAAGAAGATTTTATTATGACTTAGCTGTACTTGGTATAGGTGCTGTTAAAACAGATTTTAATACTTCAGAAGGTGTTACAATTAAATATGTTGATCCTGCTGATTTAGTATATTCTTACAGTGAATCACCATACTTTGAAGATATATACTATATTGGCGAAGTAAAAAGTATACCTGTTAATGAGTTAGCAAAGCAATTTCCATTTTTATCGCAAGAAGATTTAGAAGATATAGTTAAAAATAAAAACTTATATCAAAATAATTATAATCATGGTAGTATACATTATAAAGAAATAGATAACAATAAAGTTCAAGTTTTATATTTTAATTATAAAACATATATGAACGAGGTTTACAAAGTAAAAGAAACTGGCACTGGTGCAGAAAAAGCTATAGAAAAAGATGATAACTTTAATCCACCAGAAAATAAAGAAGGAAATTTTGTAAAGCTACAAAGAAATATAGAGGTTTTATATGAAGGAGCTTTAATACTTGGTAGTAATAAACTTTTAAAATGGGAAATATCAAAAAACATGATGCGCCCTAAAAGTGATTATACTAAAGTAAAAATGAATTACTCTATTGTAGCACCTCGCATGTATAAAGGCAAAATAGAAAGTTTAGTAAGACGTATTACTGGTTTTGCAGATATGATACAGCTTACTCATTTAAAGCTACAACAAGTTATGGCGCGTATGGTGCCAGACGGCGTTTATTTAGATGCTGATGGTTTAGCAGAAGTTGATTTAGGCAATGGCACAAACTATAATCCACAAGAAGCATTAAACATGTTTTTTCAAACAGGTTCTGTAATTGGTAGATCAATGACACAAGATGGCGATATGAATCCTGGTAAAGTACCAATACAAGAAATAACAAGTGGTAGCGGTGGTAATAAAATACAAGCTTTAATAGCAAACTATAATTATTATTTACAAATGATTAGAGATACCACCGGGCTTAATGAGGCTAGAGATGGCAGTACGCCAGATCCAAACGCATTAGTTGGTATACAAAAATTAGCTGCAGCAAACAGCAATACAGCAACTAGACATATATTACAAGCTGGTTTATATTTAACTACAGAAACTGCAGAGTGTTTATCATTAAGAATATCAGATATATTAGAGTACTCACCAACTAAAAATGCTTTTATGCAAAAAATAGGTGGTCATAATTTAGCTACGTTAAAAGAGTTAGAAGATTTATATTTATATGATTTTGGTATATTTTTAGAATTACAACCTGATGAAGAAGAAAAAGCTAGACTTGAAAATAATATACAGGCTTCTCTAGCTCAACAAACTTTAGATATTGAAGACGCTATAGATATTAGAGAAATAAAAAATATTAAATTAGCTAATCAGTTGTTAAAATTAAGAAGACAAAAGAAAATTGTTAGAGATCAACAAATAGCTCAGCAAAATATACAAGCGCAAGCACAAGCTAATGCGCAAACGCAACAAGTTGCCGCTCAAGCTGAAATACAAAAAAATCAAGTTAAAGCACAAGCAGAAGCTCAACTAGAGCAAGTTAAAGCTCAACTTGAATTTAAGAAGATGATGCAAGAAGTTAATCATAAAAAAGAGTTGATGCAACTAGAGTTTGAAATGAACATGCAGTTACAAGATGCTCAAAGTAGAAATGTAAAAGTAAAAGAAAAAGAAAAAGAAGATCGTAAAGACGAAAGAACTAGAATACAAGCTACGCAACAAAGTGAACTTATAGATCAAAGAAAAGGTAACAAAGCACCTAAAAACTTTGAGTCTGCAGGTAATGATATAGTTAGCGGAGGTTTTGATTTAGGTTCTTTTGATCCTAGATAAATTTATTAATTATTATTATATTATATTATGGAAGAAAACAAAAAAGAAGTAGTCGAAAAGACTACAGATAATAACGTTACTAAAACAAGTCTTAAAAAAACTCAAGAAGAAGACGGCGTTATAAAAGTAAACTTAGATAAACCAGAAAACCAAGAACAAGATGAAACTAAAAACGATACTGTTGACGAAACAAGAGTCCTTGAGGATGTTAAATCCGAGGACACCGGGACCACACAAGAACAAGAAGAAGTACAACCGAAAGCTGAAACACAAGAAGAGCAACCAACTTTAGAAGAGATTACTGAAGAAGAAAAAGTTGAAGAACAAGCAGAAGAATTAGTTGAAGAAACTAAAGAAGCTATAGCTGAAGCTCAAGAAACAGGTAAAAAGTTACCAGAAAATATACAAAAGCTAGTTGACTTTATGGAAGAAACTGGTGGTGATGTTCAAGATTATGTTAGATTAAATCAAGACTATACAAAGTATGATGATAACACAGTATTAAGAGAATATTATAAGCAAACAAAAAAACATTTAACTGATGATGAAATTAGTTTTATGATGGAAGATTCGTTTGCGATTGATGAAGAGGTTGATGAAGAAAGAGATATAAAAAGAAAAAAGTTAGCGTTAAAAGAGCAAGTTGCCGACGCTAGAGCCTATTTAGACGGGCAAAAGTCTAAATACTATGAAGAAATTAAAGCTGGGTCAAAGTTGACTCAAGAACAACAAAAAGCTGTAGATTTCTTTAATAGATATAACAAAGAGTCGGAAGATAATAAAAAAATTGTAGAACGTCAAACTAAAGAATTTAGATTAAAAACTGACAACGTGTTTAATACAAACTTTAAAGGTTTTAATTATGATGTTGGTGATAAAAAATATAGGTTTAACGTTAAAAATACAAACGAGGTAAAAGAAACACAAAGCGACATTAATAATTTTGTCAAGAAGTTCTTGAACAAGAACAATGAAATGGAAGATGCTGCGGGTTATCACAAGTCTTTGTTTACAGCAATGAATGCTGATGCTATTGCTAAACACTTCTATGAACAAGGTAAAGCTGATGCTTTAAAAACAAGTATAGCTAAATCTAAAAATGTTGATATGAATCCAAGACAAGCTTTTGGTGAAGTTGAAGCTGGAGGTATCAAAGTAAAAGTATTAGGTGATAATTCTTCTGATTTTAAGTTTAAAATTAAAAACAATAAATAAATTAAAAATTTAAAATTACAAAATTATGGCAATTAATGCAGGACCTAGCTTGAATAGTGTTCCAGCTCCAAGAAAACAAACGTTAGCAAATAACTACTTGGATTTTACTGGAACTGCAAATTCATGGGGTCAACAATATTTACCAGATCTAATGGAGAAAGAAGCTGAAGTTTTCGGACCGAGAACTATTTCAGGTTTCTTATCACAAATTGGAGCTGAAGAGGCAATGCAATCTGATCAGGTTGTATGGTCTGAGCAAGGTAGATTACATCTATCATACAAAGCAAACATTAGTACTGCTTCTGGTGGTACTCAAGTAAACAGTACAAACGTTTCTATTATTACAATTAGTAAAGATATTGACGGAAACGATTTACATGCTAATGGACACGGTGTTAGAGTTAACGATACTATTATAGTTGCTGATGCAACTAACGGTGTTGTTAAATGTTTAGTAACTAAAGTTCCTTCTACAACTACAATTGAAGTTTCACCTTACGATGCAGGAGCTGCTCAATTATCTGCTACATCATCTCAGGCAACTACTATACTAGTTTATGGTTCTGAGTTTGGTAAAGCTATGGCGTATACTGCTGGTGCTGGTACAACTGCAGAGCTACAGTCAAGAGGAGCTAACGAGCCAAGATTTACTACTTTTACTAACAAACCAATAATCATGAAAGATTACTACGAAGTTTCAGGATCTGATACTTCAAGAATTGGTTGGGTTGAAGTGTCTGCTGAAAATGGACAGTCAGGTTTCTTATGGTACTTAAAAGCTGAAGCTGATACTAGATCTAGATTTAACGACTATATTGAAATGGCAATGTTAGAAGGCGAGCTTAATGACAGCTCTTCTGTTCTTGACGGAGCTACTAGCGTTTTATTAGGCTCTAGCTCAGGTGATGGTACTGTAGGTACTGAAGGTTTATTTGCTGCTGTTGAATCAAGAGGTAACATAACTACTGGTGTAACTGGTGTTAATGCTGCTACTGATTTAGCTGAGTTTGATGCAATTTTAGCTGAGTTTGATAAGCAAGGTGCTATTGAAGAGTACATGATGTTTGTTAACAGATCAACTAGCTTAGCTATTGATGATATGTTAGCT